ACTGCGCCCTTGAGTCCGTATATCGATGCGACCACGCCGACAAACAGCGTCTGGTACCAGAAAGGGAGATTATTAAACTGCTCAAAGAACATATGCAATTTTTCTTGTATCTGTGGATCATCTGAAAATACAGACCATATCAATAAAATCACTGGGGCACTTACGAGGATAAGGACAAATTCGTCTTTCCATCCTTTGTCATTTGACTGTCTTACAGCTGCTTGATACTCGACTTCGCCATTAGCCATTTTCTGTGCATGCAACATTGCTGCATCTGACTCGAGCATTTTACGCTGCTGTCTGTTTTTCATTATATGTGTGCCAGCGCCGATTGCTAGTTTGACTACGTCAAGTATCATATGATTATGTGATGATTTTTAGTATTAGAACTACAATTACTACACCTACTGCAACAGTGACCCACTTGTGGTCTGTCCAATAGTGCATAATTTTTTCTTTTATTGATTCGATCATTTGCGTCTCCTCTTCTGTTTTACACCAGCTTCGTTAAGTGCGATAGCTATGGCTTGCTTTCTATTTTTAACCTTTTTCTTACTTTTGCCAATATTTAATTTACCTTTTTTAAATTCACGCATTACCTTACTGACTTTCTTTTGTTTTTTATCAGTTGTTTTTGGTAGTTGTTGTCTCGAGATTGCCATTACTTAAGGTTTGAACCTATTTTAAAATCTGAGACGGGACTAAATAAATTTGCTATACCTTGAAAAGGATTAAAACCACCACCCGTTATTGTATTTCTACCTACTATAGCATCACCTGGTTGGTAGTCATTACTAAACCGACCAGTGCCTGGTCTAGTGTTAGAACCTATAAACTCATTTGTTGGAACAACAGGTCCCATAGAAACGGGGTCTGCTCCTGCGCTGTATTCCATTTGCCCAGTATCCTGGTTCATCTTACCAAAATATCTTTGTCCGTCTGGTCCAATAACCACATTGCTCATACCTGGATCAGCTATATCAAATGTTTCAAAACCACTTGGCAGCCCAGCGTCACTAAAATCATCTGAAATAGCGATAGACTCTCTTCGTTGAAGTGGTCTTCTCATTGGAGTTAGGGGTGTGTTCATTACGGTTTCAGGACTAAAAGTAGGTTCAGTTTGAAACTCATCAATTTGTCTACCATCAAAAATAGGCATACCAAATTCATTTATGCCCTCTGGTCTTTCTTCTCCTTCAACAGGTAAGTTACCAAGAGCAATGCCTCCAAGAGGTCCACCAATTAAAGTTCCTATAATACCTCTTATGGCTTGGTTACGATTAAACTTTGCACCTGATTGTTCGTAGTTAGATTTAAGAGAATCCATGATGCCCATTCCCTTAGTTGGACTAAATCCTGCTGCCTCGTTAAATTTACGTAGTGCAAAGTTTTCACCTGCTGGCACAACCTTGTCGCCTACTCTTTGTCTAGCACCGTCTGGAAACCTGTCCTCTAATCTTTGTTGTTGCTGTTGTACTAAACCTGAATATGCCTCAGCTGCTTTATTTTTAGAGCCAAATCTATCTCTTGCTTCATCAGTGCCTACATATCTTCCTAAGACTGCTGCTGCGTCTTCTGGAGAAACTACGTCTATACCCGCTTCTATTCTACGACGAAGGCTTTTATCTAAAGTTGATTCTTTTTTTGGTGCATTTTTCTTTGCCATAGTATCGGCAAGTTTACCACCATACTTAGTGCCCTGTTTATTCTGTCTTTGACTTTCGCTTCTTCTATTTGCGCCCAATCCACCTTGACCAGCAGTGGTGCCTGCTCCTCTTCTTGCTCCTCCAAGATTATTTTTAGAGCCTGATTTATTTGCTGCTTTACTGCTTCTGCGTCCGCCTTTTAAACCGCCTCTACGACTTCGTGACATTAGTTTGTCTCCTTAACGATTGCTTGCATATTACTTATCCCCTGTTTAGCGAGTGAAATACTTGCTCTTAACTTAGCATGTTTATCATCTTGTTCCAACTTTTCTTCTGATAATTCTTTATTCTGCATCAGTTTCATTCTATCAAGATTTAATTTTTCTTGTGCCTCTTCTTCTTTTCTTTGCTCCTCACGAGCCTTAAGATCAAGGTCTCTGTCTTTTAATTTAAGAACTGGGTCATTTTCTACTTGATTAAGAACTTCTTTTTCTGCTTTTGCGTAGTCTTGCATGAATTCTGCTATCAATTGTGACTTCCTAGCCTCCATTACAATCTGTATTGACTGTACTTTTTGTTGAAACTGCACAAAATCAGGATTTTGCTGCACCTGAGGTCCTAATTGTTGCACCAACAACTGCATTTGCTGCTGTATAGCCACTAATTCTCTGTTTTCTTCTGCAAATTCTATCTCGATTTGCTCTGATGCCATTAAATTTATATGTTCCATGCAGTTTTGTTGTAAAATTGCCAAACATTTTGGATTATTTCGTGCCATCATCGTCCCCATGAACTCAATGTGCGCTCTCATGTGCGCCTGATGGTCTTGTTTTGGAAAAGCTTGTATCTTTTTACCATTTAACGCCAAAATATTTTCACTTGCAGGGTCCATCGGTGCTGGTTGTGGCGGTGGTGGTAGTAAAACATCAATATCTTTTACACCAAGTGCTTCGTACATATGTCTGTACGCTTGATACAAGTTATGCATCTGTGGGTTTGACATTGCCATTTGTAATTCTGTTTGTGCAACTGTAATTCTTTGTGTTTGAGAAAATATGTTTGGATCTGCAACAGGTATAATATCTACTCTATTGTCAAAGTCAGTTGCAAAAACTTCTCTCTGTCCACCGACGATGTCGTATGGATATGCTTTTGGTAAAAAAGTTGCAAAGTTATCAGCAATCAACATAAATTCACACTTCATTGCTTGATACAATCTTTTATGTATAGCCGACATAACCCGCGATCCACGTTCCAAGAGTGCTACGGTCGTGCCTACTGCTGCGTTCTGATTACCATCACCGACTTGCATGTCAGCGATTGATGCAAAACGTTGTCCTGCTTGTACAACCACGCCCATCAGTTGAAGGAGCGTGCCGCTTGGTTCTTTGAAAGGTAACGGCATGAACGCGTCCCGAAGATTTCCACCAGGAGCGTCAACGTCACGGAACTCTCCCGGCTGCAACGGTTGAGCTTCGTCTCTGACTCTGATACCTCTTTGTTTAAATCCGGCTGGTAAGTTTGACAAGGTGCCGGCGTCTAGTAATTGTCTTAGTGCTGCAGTTGCAGTTCTAGACAATCCGCCGATCATGTGGATGAGGCCGAACCCATAGAAGCCTAGTCCTGGTAAAAACTTAAAGTGTACGAAATATTCTTTTTTCTTTTTCATTGGATCTTGCGCACCGTAGTTTCTACGAATAGAAAGCACGTTCCCCGTTTCGTCGTGCACGGTTACAATGTATGGAAGCATGATGCCTGTCTCTTCACCTGTTTCAAGATTTTTATCTTCATATCCCTCCAGGTCTAATTCCACGTGGCACTCGAGCAGTGTGTGCATCTCTGCAGATACACCACGACTGACACCATCTATTTTATCTTTTTTCTCTTTAACATCACTTGTATCAAAAGCAGGCTCGCCAATATCAATATCTTTATAGAAACCAGAAACCTGTTGTTTACGTAAATCGTTGCCTGACATTTTTACAACATGAATAATTGCCTCTGCATCCTCTAGTGATGTTGCGCTGTATGGCACAACTAAATCTTCAGCAGGTACAAACTTAGAAACTGTTCTACCAAGAACAGAATCAAAATAAACTTTTTTAAAAGTTGACCCAGCTAGAGGCAGATTAAACAACATCTGGTCAAACTCTGGTTCGTATTCTTTCATGTTGACCATGAGTTGATAATTCATGAAATCTTTTACACGCTGTGATTGTTGTTCACGTGCAGCATCTACCTTACCAACAATCTGTGTTCTTACAGGTCCTGCTGCAGGTAATAATTCTTTGTAAGCTAAAGATTGAAACTGTGTTACTGCTTCAGCCAACACTGGATGTGTTGCACCACTTGCACCTTGAAAAGGTTCTGACCGGTTTTCATATTTAAAACCAAGAAGGTCTAAACCTTTCATGTAACCATCTTCCCAATCTGATCTTGAACTTTTATATTCGTTATAGCTTTCTTGTAATTCAGAAGCGACACTCAAAAGGTCATCGTCGTCCATAAACTCTGCAAGGTTAGCATCGTGTAACTGACCGCCTTCCATCGCAGCAGCTTGTGGGTCAAAATCTATTTCTGCTCCACCGTCATCTGTTATTTGAATATCTACATCGCCACCTTCTTGAAACTCTTGTGGGATAGCCACCTCGACATTTTCGTCGATTTCAACTTGTGGCATTTTTTTAGTATCAATACTTTTGTCTATTGCCATTAATAGTACGTCCTTTGTTGTTGCGGCAACTCTTCATCCTCGTAATCATCTGGGTGCTCGATGAAGCCACCTTGTCTAAATCTCATTACAGCTTGAGTCATGCTATCCACTAAGTCATCGTGTTCACCAAGTGGGAATGCAGCGCACTCCTCTATAACCTCTTCAGCGAACTTTGTCTCTGGTGCCCAGATCATCCTTTCCCCTC